CCAGACTTTACCACGCAGAACGGCAAGATGATGGGGAAGGGTACAGAGCAGGAGCAGGGTGCTTTGGATTCTCCTACAATCCCAGCCTCATCCATGATTGGAATCCCCAATAATTTTGTATATGCATCCTACGATGCTAAGAAGAGGAAAGACCCTCGGGCCGGTGACTGTGGCATCCACACTGCGTCTCCCGTTCATGAGTTGGTGCAGCCCGTAGAGAATGAGATAGAAGACGCTACCTTCTTCAAGGAAGGCGATGAGGACTTCGCTGTGAGCCGAGTGGGAGGTAAGATAGCCGTTACCCAGTCCTATGGCACCAGCACACCCTATGGTGTAACCCCCCCGGTTACCAATCCCAACGCAACTCCGGGTGTCGCACACATGACCCCAGAGCAGCGTTCGCAGTCTGCTGAGTCCACTACCATTGCTCCTGCACAGAAAGACCTACAACCACCCCCCGGCACGCTGCCCCAGCTACCTCAGGGTCAGCAGCAGACCGGTATGGAGACACAGACGGGTCAACAGCAACAGCAGCCGGGTCAACCTACGCCTCCGGGTCAGCCTGTGCAACAACCGATGCAGCCGGGTATGGTACCTGACCCTCTCGAACAGTTGCGTCAGATGACAACTTCATCCGTCAAGCTCCGCCTCTCTTGTGCAGTGGACAAGGAGTTCGCTCCTTCCATAAGCACCGTTGTGAAGGCATCGGCTGAAGCGTTGGAGATGGCTGGATACACTATTCATAGAGCCACACAGAAGCTCTCATCTCTCGGAGCCAGCGAAGGTATCACACTTATTGTAGGTCACAAGAAGGGGTCGCAGGTAGATGTTAAGGACATCGCACGTCGTGTCAATGGTGCAGTCAACCCAGACTACTTTGTACGCACCGCCGACATCGAGCAAAAGACCAGCCCGAAGAGTCTCCCGCCCCGTAACGACATGCGCCGTCACCTTGACGAGGGTGCGAAGGATGAAGTCAAGGAAGGCATTGCTGACGTTCCTACGCCAGTACCCCAGCAACAGATACAAGCCCCGCCCACGCCAGTACCCCAGCAACAGATACAAGCTCCGCCCACGGCTGAGCAACAGCTTCTGAACACGGTTCTTGCTACTGACAAGACCGCTATCCAGTGGGACTATGAGGATGATGATGAGGACGATGATGAAGGGGGGTCTATGGGTACTCTCTATGGTAAGCCGCTGGGAGGAACCACCACACCCTCGATTCAAGACCGTCTGGAGTACCTGAGAAGTCAGCTTCAAGCTGAATCTATCAGCCAAGGTGAACTCATGGAGCTACAGGACTTGGCCGACCATATCGAGCCGGGTGACGAACTGCTAGAAGCGGCAGGGGTTCCCGAGTTTGGAGAAGAGGAAGATGAGCCGGTAACTCCCTCACCTTCGAATCCCAAGAAGTACACCCCCCGCAGCAAGTTCGATAAGTGGTTCATGGATACTTTGAAAATCAAAGGGAGCACGGCTACTTCGTTTCCTTCCACAACGGGCTTTGTCCCGCTTACTGAGGATGGGGTCAACCAAGTGTGTCCGGCGTGCTCCAGCCAGAACGTAAAAAAGTTTGAAAATTCGGACGCAGAAGATGGCAGCTTGGTTGAGTGTGTCGATTGCGGATGCTTTTTTGCGATGTGAGAACCCAAAGAAAGTGAACTACGTATCCTCTAAGTAGTATGTCATTCGAGAAGATAGCCAACGCGGAACTTAAAGAACCTATCCTGAGTACACAGGATTGGAGCAAGCTGTATGGCACCCGTACGTTTGGGCAGAAAACCGCCGCCTTCAATAAAATCGCAGCGGATCAAAGTAAATACCTTTTGTCTCACTGCACAATTATGAGCAGTTTAGCCACAGAGGCACCACCTTTCGACTATTTGGTGCGCCCCTCCTCCTCTCATCTTTTCAACAACAACGACGACGGTTGGTCCAACCCGGTTTTGCGCCTGTCGCACCGCTCCTTCGTTGGTGCCTTCAACTTCGTTGAACACTTCCAAAATTCGAAGTATGCGAAAGGCCATATTCTTGACTCGGTGCTCCGCAAGATTCATCTTGGCCCAGAAGCTGAAGATTGGGTTTACTTCTGCGACATTCTTGTTGCTACCGACCTTGCTCACGAGAAGCTCATCAATGACATTCGCAATGGTGAAGTTCGTTACCTGTCGATGGGCTGCGTGACTGACCTTGTTATCTGCTCCTTTTGCGGAGCCCATGTAACCGATCAGAGTTCTTATTGTGTTCATTTAAACTTCCAGAAGGGCCAATTTCTATTAGATGATGACGGCATCTCTCGTCGTGTAGGTGAACTCTGTGGTCATCACACTTTGCCCAACGGTGGAGTCAAGTTCGTGGAAGCCTCGTGGGTAGGTACCCCGGCCTTCCCCGGAGCAGTTAAGCGGTCAATCGTTTCTGATGAATGGGTCGGCCCTAAGACTCCCTACACCCGCAAATCAAGCAGTTTGGATGGGATTACGAAAGCAGCGTCAGAAGATAGTGAATATCGGACACCTAATTTAGGCGAGGTTTTAATGCAAGAAGATGACCTTCGTGGGAGAAGCATACGCTAATGGCAAACAAAGAAGCAACACAATCAATTCTCAAGGTTATCGCGAACGTCAAGGCTAAGTTCGCTGAACTGGACATGCTCGATAACGAATTCGCTGACCTTGATGCCTCTATGCCTCAGGGCGAGGGTATGGAGCAGTTCAGCTTGCTCACCGATAAACGTGAGGAACTCGAAACCGAGATTCGCGCTATGCGTGAACGGGTACAGCTTATCTCCGAGTGGGAGAAGTTCAAAGGTTCGGGTTGGTCTGATGATGTACAGACTGAGCTAAACGCTCTCGACTCACAGTTTGCAACTATCGCCGATGGTGATGATGCGGGTATGGACATGATGTCCCCCGACATGCCTATGGCTCCTGATGCCCTCGCGGCTCCCGCTGCTCCGATGGCTCCCGAGGCACCGGCCTTGCCGGAAGTACCCCCCACCCCCGAAGTTCCGGCAGCGGATGCATCTGTTGCCACGCCAGAAGGTGATACAGCTTTGGAGCCAATGCCCGACGCGGCGATGGATGCTCCACCGGCTGAACCACTCGAAGCACCTGTGGCAAGCAACAAAAATGCACAAACCAAACAAAAAAACAACTATGAAACTTCTGATAAGAAGGGGTCTGCTGCTGACTCCTCTCACTTGAAGAAAGGCGATACTCACATGGCAAATACGAACAACCTCTCGCTGAAGGAAAAGCTGGCTGAGGTTAAGAACAAGCGGGAGGCAATTTCGAAGGAAGCAAAGACCCGTGTAGCTTCAGCTTGGGCTATCGCCAAGACTATGCTTCCCACGGCACCGACTTCTGTACAGAAGTCTCTCGCGGCTTCTCTTCTTTCGGGCAACAGCACAAAAGCCATCAAGGCTATGCTCCGTCAGACCGCTATCAACGCGCACTATCAGAAGCTTGCTGAGACTTTCAAGGAAGTCCACAAGGTCGAGTTGAACGACTTGCTCGAAGACCCGTCCGTTCTCAAGTCCGAGAAGTCGGCTGTGTCCTCGGAACTCAGTGGTGATGCGAAGAACGCCAACGTCAAGAAGGCTGACGACCGTAAAGAAAACGGACCTCAGGAAGGCACCTATGATGACGGTCGCGACGGCTCTGAGCCGAAGGAGATTGACGCATCCAAGGCTGCTGAGCGTCCCGACGCTGGCGAGAAGCCGGGTCAGACCCAGAATTTGTCCGATGGCAAGACCGAGAAGGCTGCTGCCAAGAAGACCGCTTGCGAAGGCAAGGATTGCAAGGGCTGCACCAACGCCGACTGCAAGGGCAAGAAGGCTTCCACCAAGAAGGCTGACGGCGAGTTCCCTCCTGCTGAAGAGACCGCTGCTCCCGCAGAGGCCGCTCCTGTAGAGGAAGCTGCTGCACCTGTCGAAGGTGAAATCGAAGCTCCGGCTGAGTTTCCCGAAGAAGTTCCCGGCGACCCAGAGGGTGAAGCAACAGAAATTCTGACCGACGAGAAGAAGCAGGTTCTCGAAGAGAAGATTGACGAAGCTCAGGCTGCTATCAAGGCTATCGAAAGTGAAATCCTTGAAGAGGGGGATGAGGAACTTGACCTCGCCAAACTTGAGGGTGAGGAAGAGGCACTTGGTGGTATGGAAGGCGAAGGCGAAGGCGAAATCGAAGGTCTCGACGGCGAAGTAGTGGAAGGTGACCCAGAGGGTGACGAACTCGACTTCTCCAAGGTATTCGACGCCGACGCGATGGAAGAGAAGGCCGCTTCCTTGGCGAACGAGGGTGAAGAGAAGTCTGCTGCTGGTGAGGACGATTTCTTCGCTCCCTCTGGCAACCTTGGAGCCTCGATGGACGACGACGGCATGGGCGACATGCACGACATGTTCTCCTTGCAGGGCTCTGACGGTGATCCGCTTGCCTCTCTCATCGCTGGTCTGAAGGAAGCTGCCGGTGTTGACGGGTTCGACATTGTTCCGTCCTCAACCGGGGAAGCTGCCAACCACTTTGAGTCCGACGAAGCCACCGGTGAAGGCCGCGACAATGAGAACGACCACTCGGGCGACCTGTGGGCAGAGACCATCGAGGACATCACCCCCGAAGAGCAGGGTGCCAAGCGTGTGAAGCAGGACTCGACCAACGAGCTTAAACTTCCCAAGGCTGCTTCCGCTCCCATCCTGAAGAAGATTCGTACCGCTGGTGGCCCGACCGTTGGTGCCCCTAAGTTCGACATCGGTCAGGCACTTTTCGGCTCCGACGACAACTAACCCTCTGTACAACAGAAACAGGAACGCCCCGAGAGTATCGGGGCGTTTTCTTTTGCCTTATACGCTGGGACGGTCGTGACAGCAAGGGCAGTTATCGTCATAGGTATCATCGTCATCTTCCCTGTGGAACCGGGAACATACTGCCTTCTCCGACTTCTTCCTATCGTTTCTGCTCCGGCCTTCGGCATAGCCCACAAGGTTAGCGATGAGAACCCCGACAGCAATCCTCACACAGTGCTGGGGTGCGATAAATACGAGGAGGTAGTACGGCAAGAGGATACCAAGTGCTGAGAAGAGAAGTGATACGGGACGAAGGCTGTCCCTGAGCGTGTCTTTCCAAAAACCCATAATGTTTGTTTCTCCTTAGTCGTCCAGAATGTCTTTCTCATAAGAGCCCTCAGCCGACTCACAGTCAGGGTCTTCATATGCATCACGGTGAACGTCGCTCAACTGCGAACGGAAACTCGACTTCACCAAATCCTTGATAGCCTACGCGGCGTGCATCCCGGATGCGGTTCTCCCCCGCGTCACCGACCACCCAGCTCGGTGAGCCGGAAGGTCATGATGAAGACGGAGAACGTCGGATTTACTCCCTTTACTCCCAAGTCCCGGTTGGCAATGTCCAGTAGCTCCTTGGCCTCATCCCAATTCCTGAACAACTGGGGTGAAGGGGCACCAAAAAGTGCCCTCATGTCTTTTGTGGTTACATAGCCAGTGAACTTCTGGCGGCGGTGTGGCTTCTTGATAGAGTTGTCCTCGTAGACGACCGTGTAGAACACATCGGATGGCTGATTCATATATTTCCTTTTGACTAGACTAGACGTAAAGCTGGGCTTTCGCCCTCACAGTAGTAGATACCAAGCTTTGCGGGAACTCGATAAAGAAAAAACTTCGCTAGGAGTCTAGTACCTCGTCTAGGGTCAGCCCAATTTCTTCTTCGACAATCTCAGACATTCTCTTCCAGTGTAGGCACGCCTTACGGTGCCCACCGTATACGCCTTTGGTAACTTGCTCAAACTCATTCCCGCAGTCAGGGCATAGGTAGTCCTTCAGTTTCTTGTTTTCAATGTCATTGACGCGACGGGCTACCAACGCCTGTTTACTACGTCTAGCTTGGCCTATAGGTGTGGTCTCATCCCACCAAGCAGCCATTTTCTTCCGCTGAATTATAGGCTTTGGCTTACCCTTGAAGAGGGCTGACGCAACTGCTCTCTGTTTTTTAGACGGAATCCGACCCATGGCCTTTTGTCTAATTTTTTCACGCACCTCCTCAGTTCCGGTAACCCCCTCACCTCCATAGGTCATATTGTACCCATATTTGGTGCTGTGAGTACCTAGTAACAAAATCCACATCTTCTCCAACTCGCTCAACTGTTCTGAGTTATTACATTCTGCGATAGTCTGTACATGAAAAGCGTCAACCCCATACTTTCGAATAGCTCGGTATAGATGGTAGGGCAACCCCATCTTTGCGTTCTGAAGGTGGGTTTCCCACCGTCCCTTGACGGTTTTCGAGGTTTTTCCAATGTAGGCTTTGCCGTTTATCGTGTTGGTAACTAGGTATATGAACATACTAAGGTATAGGTAGTTCACTTATTTATTATGGACAGAAAAACGGGCATAAAATTAAAATTTAATGTAAGTCTAGCTTTCTCCCAATACCCACCCCATAGGTATGTGAAGTAAGTCACTGCTCTATAGTTCAACGGTCGGTCTCCTCGACTAAGAATTGGAGTGAGGGCTAATTCAAAACTTCTACATGGAGAAAAAGTCAAAATGGCTCTTAAACTGACTTAATAGCTAGGCCAGTATAAACCCACTCTGATCGACTTGGAAGCTGAGATGCCAACAGGGGGCAAGCAAGTAACAAACAGTTACTGTGCAGCCTGAGAGACTAAGCGAGAGGGCACCTAAACGGTGATGCGATAGTCCGCTCTTATAGGAAATAGTGAACTATAAGAGGTAGGCAGAAATGCCCTACCTCCACGAAAGTGGATAACACATAGGTATTACGGACAGAACGACTCTCAGTGGTCGCCTGACGTTGTGCTCACGGGTGACCCCGGCACTGACCAGCAGACGTTGACTGCGGCTGGGTACCTCGGTGGCAAGATTGTTGCCCTCAAGGTTCCTGCTGTCAACACCTCGCTGGAAGCTGTCATCGTTCCCGCCGACACTGACACCGCTGCGGCACTTGTGCCCTTTGGCGTCCTGCTCAATGGTCCCGGCGAATTCGCTGGTGCGATTGGTCCCTCCGGTTCCAAGAAGGCTCCTATTGTCCGCGCCCTGTTTCAGGGCAACGTCAACTCTGAGTCTTACGACACAGTGAACTCGCCGACGTTTGTTATCGGTAAGTACATCTACTGTGGTGGAACCACTCACAGCAACATTGGTCTGTACACCGACACCACCAACAAGGGAACGCTTTCTGGCAATCCTGCGGTCGGTATCTGCACCCATGTTCCTTCCGCTGCTGAGCCTTGGCTTGGCGTAGCTTCACTGCTCTAACGAGAGAAAAGGAAAAGGAATATTATGGCTAATCTTTCTCGCACACAGCAGCAGACCGCGATGCTCGGACAGTTGCTTAAGACTGCCGGTGGTCGTCAGAAGCTTGCTGCCTCGCTTGGCCCGTCACTTCGTCGTCGTCGTGACTATATGTCCATCGCCCGTAAGGCGCTGATGGTTGAGACTTTGCCCGATGGTGCTCTGCCCATCTACGATAAGGAATTTGACACTGCTGCTATGACTGTGGGCTCGGCCCCCGGTGGTAGCTTCGTGGAAGCCTTCGTCGTCGGTGAAGAAGGTGGTGACATCGTTCGCGTGACAAAGCCGAAGCGTGTTACGGTTCCGACGTTCGAAATCGTATCCAACCCGATGATTCCTATCACCCAGATTAAGGAACGCCGCTTCGACCTCGTGGCCCGTTCGCTTAACTTGGCGAAGGCTGAAGTCGGTGCAGCAGAAGACGGCTACGTTTTCACCCTGTTTGACGCGGTTGCAACTGCCGCAGCAGGCAAGGCGCAGACCGACCCCGTGTACAACGTGGACATCGCGATTTCGGCTCCTATCGACATCAACAGCATGGCTGATGGTTTCGGTCAGGTTCAGCGTCACGACCTCTCGGTGGCTTTCTGCTTCTTCAACCCCCGCGACTACACTGACTTGCTCAAGTGGACACAGCAGAACATCGACCGTGAGACACAGCGCAAGCTCTTGAAGACCGGTGTTATGGGTTACCTGTGGGGCGCAACTCTGCTCCAGTCCCGTAAGGTTGGTTATGGCTGCGTGTACATTCTGGCCGACGCTGAGTTCCTCGGTGTCATCCCAGAGCGTATCCCGCTAACCGTCATGAGTGCAGACCGTCCTGACCTCCGCCAGATTGGTTTCTCCATCTTCGAGAACCTCGGCTTCTTGGTCTTCAACCCGTCCGGCGTACAGCGTCTGACTGTAAGTGGTCGCTTCGCTTCCCCGAACGTAGGCGAGAACTAATCTAGGTGACTAGATAAGGTTAAAGGGACTGAGAGAAATCTCAGTCCCTTCGCTTTTTGGGTATTAGTATGGATATGCTGGGTATGCAGTGGAACCGACTTCGTCTTGACCCTCAGCAGGAGAACCTACCTCTTAATCTTAGGGTGTCTCATACGAAGTATCGGTTCGTGTGCTCCTGCGGTGGAACAAAAGAAATATCGTGGGCTTCTGTGCTGCGAGGGTTATCCAAGTCATGTGGTTGTCTGGTAAAAGAGAGTCGCCAGAATCGTATCCCCAGTATGGTGGGCAGGAAATTCGGACGGCTTCTAGTTATAACATTAGACCACCAACGTAACGAGGGGTCGTATAACGGTCAGTCATTCTGGCAGTGCTCTTGTGAATGTGGGGGCATGGCACTGGTATCCACTGCTCACTTGAATAGTGGACACACGTCTTCATGTGGTTGTTACATGAGAGAACAAGCCACACTCGCTAACTTCAAGGACATAGAAGGGCAGCGGTTCGGCGCTCTTACGACAACGACTGTACATGGAGTGGGTCAGGGGGGGAAGTACCAGTGGAATGTGACTTGTGATTGCGGGAACACGTCAGTGGTTTACGGCGACTCCCTCGTACAAGGACTGATTAAGTCCTGTGGATGTCACCGAATGGGTATGATGGCGAACTCTCCAGCCACCCATATTGCCGATTTCATTCGTAACGAATACCACGTTCCGGTAGAGATGGAAGTCCCTTTGTCCTCTTTGGTTCCCCAGTTTTCCAGACGACATACAGTGGATATCTACGTTCCTTCGGCCTCGTTAGCTATTGAGTACCATGGACTGATATGGCACTCGGAGAGATACCTTCAAGGGTCTAAAGACGCCGATAAGTTTCAGTGGTTACAACAGGGCGCAACCCGCCTTCTCCAGATTTATCAGGATGAGTGGAATGAGAAACCTGATGTAGTTAAGGCACTCGTACGTTCGATGATTCAACCCCGGAGTGGGAAGCGCATCAAGCCGGTTTTTGCTATCCATCATGAAACTCCATTTGAAGCTCGAACCTTTCTAGATGCGTACCATTACCTCGGAGCCGCATCCGGTGGCCTGACGGTGACTGCCCACCATGGTACCCAACTTGTGGGTGTATGGGTTTTTATGAAACGTGAAGAGGGTGTCATCCTGTGGCATCGGGCTAGTTGGAATCATGAATATAAAGCATGGAATCCTCATGAAAAGGCTCTTCATCTAGCTCTTCCTGAGCTACGCTCTATGGGATTCAAGCGAATGGTCACCTTTAGTGATAATCGGTTTCACACGGGTGGGCTCTATGGAAAGCTGGGGTTCACATTCGAAGAGGAGTTAAAGCCGGATTACTCGTACACCAACGGTTCAGTTCGTAAAAGCAAGTACGCTCTAAGGGTCAAGGCAGGCATGGATGAGAAATCCGAAGCGGAAGCCAAGGGATGGTATCGTATTTGGGATAGCGGGAAGAAACGCTTCTCACTGAATATTAATTAGGTATGACGACGAAAGAACAAATCATCAACTCATTTTTTGTGAGTATTATGTTACTGTAGGCTGTGGTTTTGGACGACCCCTAGTCTATGCATCATCGTTACCTCCTGCATAGGTGCCCAGTGGAAACTAAGCTCCACTGGGCACTTGTGTGTTTTGGAACAAGTATTCGGGGGAACATCGCGAAAAGCTGAAAGGTGCTGATTGTGGATTTGCCCATGGGTTACATCCCCTCAAATTCAGCGGCATTCCTGATCGGTGGGGAGTTGGGAACCATCAGGGGCGATTTCATGGCCCGTGCTGTCTTCGATTCGAGCGTTGTACCAGCGGGCCGAAGTAGCGCCGTCGCGCCATGCGGTAAGCCGGTCATACCTACAGCGTTATCGTCCGCAACCCTAACTCTTGGAGCGCATCGACCGGCATCCATGAGGAGCTTGCCAACTGCGGTCACAATCACAAGAGCTTTGCGACTGCCCAAGCCTGCTAATAGGGGTGGATTTCATGCTGGCCTCCGAAGCCGTTCTAGATTGAGGTTTGTTGCCCCTCTATGTTTCTAAGGGATTCCCGCACTCTTGTCAAGAGTTATTTCAAACTATTTTGCAGAAAGGGAATGAAGTCCCTTTTATAGACTACCAAGGTCTTATACAGAACTCAAGTTTAGGCGGCTTCGGATGTCCATAGCATACGTACAATCAAATTCAGTGGGGTTTGCTGGTAGAGGCTCTCGGTCGTTGACCTATCTAACCAACACCACGTTGGGTAACTTTTTAATAGCCTCGATGAGCGGAGGGGGCTCGTCCTGCTCTGACACTGCGGGTAACACATGGGTTGCTACCGGAACAGGACTCTGGTACTGCTCAAGATGTGTAGGCGGACCCACCACTGTAACCATCAGCGGCTCGGAGGGGGTACAGGCCATGACTGTAGGGGAGTTTTCCGGTGTCAATGCCTACGACACTGGAAGTCTAATATCGGGAGCCGGACCCGACGCCATATGGAAGAGTCCTCCTCTCACTACCAGCTACATCAGTGAGTTATGCATCGCAGTGGTATCCAACGGTTATGGCAACCTTGGTATAGATTCCCCCTTCACCACGTTGGGCTCGGGGGAGAACTACTTCAGGGTGGGTTACTACATAGCTCCAACATTTCAAACGGGGCTCATCTGTACTGGAAGTAACGGTAATGGAAACGGCAATAACCTATGGGGGTGCTCTCTAGATGGGTTCTATCAACTAGGAGTAACCGGGATTACAGTGCTAGACAGCATAACAGGAGCACCCTTCGTCCTAAGCATAGTGAACGGAGCCGTGGATGTTACCCCCTCCTGATAGGGGGTAGGGGGTTATAACCTACTTTTACCAATATTCCCCCCTTTTGTAGGTGTTGAATCATAATTGCCTACTTGAGTAAGGTATAAGGGGATACAAGATGCAGCGTAGTTACGTCGCAACTACCACCATTGATTTCATGGACTTCCACTTCTACGTCCGTCCGGGAGATGTGCTGGTGCATGACACGGGTAATCACAATCGACTCACCGTATACCGGAATGGTCAGATTGTGAAGGTGGTCAAACAGGAGCCGCTAGGCATCGGGGTCTTTCTTAAGAACAAGTTCATCGAACCTGTACTCGATACCCCCGCTGTGGCTCTTGTCCCTCCCCCAGCCCCCCAGTCTACCCCTGTCGTCGCAGAGACACCTGTAGCCGCGTCTGAGCCCAGCAAAGAGGACAAGGATCGCGAACTGAAGCGTCGTAAGGCTCATCCCATCGAGCTTTCCGCTGATGAGGTTCCCTACCGCTTGAAGCAAGTCCTCCTCGAACTCAAACCAAAACCGGTTGAAGAGCCGGTAGAAACTGAGAAGTAATTTTCTTGTCCCGCATTTCTAGAACCCTTTGGATTGAAGCTATTAGAAAGTGTGAGGGGAGATGCTGGTTCTGTGGTCGGGAAGCTAAGACCATAGACCATGCCACTCCCCGCTGCATGGGTGGACAGAACACCATCGACAACCTCCTCCCCGCCTGTGAGTGGTGTAATAACACAAAGGCTGACCAAAATATAAGGGGGTTTCGAAAATACCTGAGAGCCCTCGTCGTTCGTCGCCTCCTTTCTATGGGGTACGCTGGGGTACCTAACCTACACAGTAGGATTCAAGTTGTTTTCTACGGTGAGAACAACAGTAGCCCATTCGACTTCCGCAGTCTCTCTGACAATTGAACTACATGAATCTATCATGAGGGCTTACTAGGTCAATGGCTTCCTTTATCACCATCTCACTCGGCAACATCAGCTACCCGCAAACTAAAGTGGCGATTAGCGTACCCGAACTTGTGAGCCAGACGAATTCTTTTAGTATCAAGCGTCGTCCCGGCTGTACTCCCTCCCTGCTCGACTCGAACCCGAAGCAGTTGTTTCTTCGCTACAACGTTAAGTGCCGTGAGTCCTACTCAGACCCTGCCGGTCACGACGTGACGGTGAAGTTTGACGTGGACAAGGTGGAGGATACTCAGAACGCCAACGACCTTGATGTGAAGCTTAATTGTAGCTGCCCTGCCCATCTCTACTGGGGGGCTCAGTGGAACCTTCACCAGCGAGATGCCCTGCTGGGTGAGCCACGCCCGGAACTTACTGCTCCTACGAAGCGGCTTGACCTACGTAAGAATTTTGTTTTATGCGTAGCCCCCGGAACCCGCGTCCTGATGGGGGATGGTACTGAAAAACTGATTGAAAATGTACAGGTGGGGGATTGGGTTGTCACTCATAAAGGGCGTGCTCGTAAAGTTACTCATGTTTCTGGACGACCTGCACATGTTGGAGAGATAGCTCGGGAGGTTAGAGCTAAAGGGGCATCCGAACCCCTGATTGTATCTAAAGAGCACCCACTAGCTGTTGTGCGAGGAAATGAAACCTGCTTCTGTGGCTGTAAAGGTTCACTGCCCCTCGGTTATAGGGGGGTAAAGTGGGGGCGTAAGTTCTTGCCGGGTCACCACCGTAATCGTCCTTCTCGAAAACTCTCTGAGGAAGCAATAGCTGAGATACATTCAAGTATAGAAAATCAGTACACTCTGGCTGAGAGGTATGGGGTTAGTCAGGGCACTATATCCCGAGTGCAAAACCGGGTCGCCCATGTGGGCGATCCTGAAATTGAAGACTGCTCACAAGGCAAGTTGGGGTGGGTTGAATCGGATAAATTGGAGTTTCACGAGTACCTGTTTTTCCCAAAAATACAATGGGATGGAGGCACTGAAGTTGATTCCAACTTTGCTTCTTTGCTGGGGTATTATTTGGCAGAAGGTAGCCCAATATATAGAAAGGGAATCCCGAATAAGGTCAAGTCAGGCAGACCCACCACAAAAGGAGTGGTATGCGATATAAACGGGGTAACCTCTCGTGTATGGGGGGTAAACTTTACGATTAATCAGGACGAGGCCGAAACTCTTGGGCAGGATATCCAGTCCAAATTGTTTGGGGTTCTCGGGGCTGAAGCTGATATTCAAATTAAGTTTCGCAACTATGGGGGGAAAAAGTGGCTCAATGTCATTGTCAATGACGGTAAGTTTGCGGCTAAGATGATTCAATTGGCGGGGTGCGGCTCCCTTACGAAGCGCCTCGCTCCTGATGTGTTTAAGTGGAACACAGAGGCCATTCAAGCCCTTGTGTCATCTTACGCTTTGGGGGATGGGCATTTTGATGCTTCGGGGCAACAATATGTGTATTCAATCTCTCCTCATGTTGTATCCCAAATATCTACCATGCTGTATAGCATGGGTATTTGGCATGGGCGTCTCCACCAAGATTGGCGGGGTAAAAAGGAGGGGGTTAGAAAGAAAAACAGGTATTTCCGCCTTTACTGGAATTACAAACAGTACCCCCAGCTTCTTGATTTGATGAGGGGTAGGTTGCGTACTCATGTTATCGACCAGTTGAATACAGGTCTTCCTAACCAAGAAACCGATGTATGGCAAGATGGGTTTACTAG